CTTAATGATTCTAACGGGTCAGTCAAAGCGGAGACAGCCTTTCATGAAACCGACCACCTGTCGTTAGCGGTGGCGATATTTGACATGGCTGAAGCGTACTGGAGAGCCAAAATTATTAAGGAGATGGATCGTGGATAAAGTTAAATCAAATTACGAGAAGTTAGCCGAGGTCAATGTTAGCAAATACATTGAGCAGAAAGGTGGTCTTAATTACCTCTCGTGGGCTTGGGCGGTTGACCAATTGATGCGGCAAGACCCAACGGCTACATGGGATTACCGAGAACCCGTCCGATGGGGTGAAACGGTAATGGTGTTTTGTTCGGTTACAGCTTTTGGCAAAATTGTCACTGCTCAGTTACCAGTAATGGATCACCGTAATAAAGCTATTTCAAACCCTGACGCTTTCAATGTAAACACAGCCATGCAACGCTGTTTAGCTAAAGCAATCGCATTACACGGACTTGGTTTATACATCTACGCCGGGGAGGACTTACCCTTGGCTGAACGCGAAACAAACGATGCCCCGATTTCAGAGGAGCAACTTGCCAACCTTGAGGCTTTGGTTTCCGAAGTCAATGCTGATTCAAAGCGGTTTGTTAAGTTTTTTGAAATTCCTGCACTTAAAGATTTGCCATCTAAGCGGTACGAGGAAGCAGTCAAGATGCTCGAAGCCAAACGTAAACAAGAGGCCGCATAATGGAACAGGGCTCAAAAGAATGGCTGCAGGCCAGATGCGGAGTGATTACCGCCTCTCGCATTGCCGACCTAATGGCTACCACCAAATCAGGTTTTTCAACCTCACGCGCCAACTACGCCGCCCAACTGGTAGCCGAGCGAATGACCGGGAATATAGCGGAATCATTCTCTAACGCCGCTATGGAATGGGGAACCGCCACTGAACCAGCCGCCAGAATCGCTTACGAGTGGTTCAGAGACGTTTCAGTGGTAGAGGTTGGATTAGTACCCCACCCTACAATCGAACGCTCTGGCGCAAGTCCTGACGGTCTAGTTGGCGATCTAGGTCTAGTTGAGATTAAATGCCCGAATACCGCGACTCATATTGGTTATTTGTTAGATGGTAAGGTACCACCAAAACATCAACCGCAAATGGCCTGGCAACTGTCTTGTACAGGTCGTCAATGGTGTGACTTCGTATCTTTTGACCCTAGAATGGGACACGAAGATCAATTCTTCTGCGTTCGTTATGAACCCCCCAAAATCTATATTGGCGAACTGGAATTGGCTGTGCGTCAGTTTGACCGCGAGATTGAGGAAACCATCCAGAAAGTTATAGCTCGTAGAACACGACACTTGGAGGCAGCATGAAAACCTGCACTCTTTGCAACACACCAAAAGGCGAGATTGATGACTTCTATTTTTATCCATCAACAAAAAGATGGGACACATTTTGCAAGTCTTGCCGGTTGCAAGTTTGTACTGAATACTCGTCGGGCAAAGGCAAAGACAAAACGTTGCGTAGACATAAGTTTTATTACGATCAGGTACGGGTAGATAAGTACGCAAATAAAACGCCCACAGACCTTGCTAGAAGCATGGCTGTAATCGTTGCCACTATCGGAAAATGGCGTGATGAGCAGCCTCAAAAATTTGCGGATTTCAAATTGGAATTTAAGGGGATGAAATGAGCTACCCCTTTGGCAAAAAAGTGACGGACGTAGGCACATTGATTTTTACCCACAAATCGTGACGTGAGAATCCGTAACAAATGGTTATTGTCTGCGCCAAAAGCATATTCTGAATCAATCAAAAAACAGTGGTTTCAGAATACATAGTGGAAACGATTATACCCAAATTGGTATATATATAAATATATACCCCAAAATATCACGCGGACATTAACCCTATTATTCTCCGCTAAAGGCTGCTCTGTTCGGTCAGTTCCGCTCCCATACCCCTAATGTCATCTGGCGATCCACCTACGGGTATCCCATACTGGTTGAGGGTGGCCCCAAGCGCCTCTGCCTCTTGGTCTGTAACCCCATCACCTTTAATGTCATTACAGGCTACTAGCGCGTCTGCTTTGGCTTTGGAAGAACCTTTGCGATAAAGCGCAATGCAGGTTTCATGCACTTTGATTGAGCAGAACGCCCAGCGCATACCCATGATTTGCGAAACGTCTTTGTTGCCCCCAATCCACACTTTTGTACAGACCTCTTGCAGCCCTTCGTCAGGGATGGCTTTGCCGATGGTGTCAGCATATACGGCTGTGCCGTATGCCAGAATGGACATAAATAAGATTAGTTTTTTCATGAATATGCCTTGGCTAAGAATTTAAGGCTGACCATCATAATGTCAAAAAGTCCGTTCTGGACTTCGTGCAAAACGATGATTTGCCTGCGGGTGGTGTTGCCTTGATAACCTAGATATTCTTCTTTATGGGTGTAGCAGATACCGCAAAAGATGGCGGTTTGTTGGGTTTTTTTATGAATAGCAACATCACAAACTTGGACATGACCCATCACGGCAGATGCTTGACGTTCTCTGAGTAAGGCTGCGGCAGAACTTACGGGTCTACCCATCACGCCCGAAGTAAAAAAATGGCAATAACTAACCCCATCCAAGGTGATGGGTTTTAAGAAATCGTGAACGTCCCATCCGTAGTCCTGAATTCCCATATCACCATAATCCAGCTTTCCAAGCAGCTCAGGGTTTTCATCCACAAAACGCACGATTCGGTGTTCATGGTTGCCCATCGTAAAGTCTTTTTTGGGCAAATACTTCTCTTTAGCAGTGCGGTTAAAATCGTCTAAGGGCTTCAACAGGCGTTCCATACCCCTACGCCCTGCCTTAATGTCGTCAACGTATCTACGACCCTCAAAAGCCAATTTGCCCCTATCGTAAGAGGATAGAGAGGGCATATCCCAATGATCGCCAATGTGAATAATGTTGTCTGGTTTTTTGTCTACAATGAAATTGCCGATATGTTCGAGATGGTCTAAATTGACGTTAGGCTTGCATTGAGTGTCGGGAATGATTAGGTGCATTTTTCCAAGTCTTTGCTTGGTATAAATGCGCTCTTTAATCTTCTTAAACGTCGGTTCAAGACCTAAAATTGTGGCGCGTGTTACACGACCTTCTAAAGTCTTGCGTGGGATTTTAATGCCCCCGTTTTTAATGGCTTTATGAGGTGATCCGTATTCCTCAACTAAATTAAGAGCTTCTATTAGTTCTTCACGCGGAGTTGACATTTTTGCGCCTTTTTAATGTCATCACATCAATCGGGTGCCCCGTGTCTGGGTCAAATTTGGCAGCACACTCTATCGCCTGCAATGGGGTTGCGCCCAAAGACATAGCAGCTAGTGCAAATTCTGCCCCGCTTCCAATTGCGTAAAACTTAGATCGAATCTGATAAAATTGCGCGGTTCTGGTGTCAAATAAACACAACCCAGAATGGGTGAGTTGCAATACGTCTAATTCCGCATCGGCTTCTAATTGCTCGCCGCCTTCGTATAAAAACTTATAAAGTTTTAAGATTAAACCTTGATCACCCGCCGCACCAAATATCGACCCATCAGATAATTCTTTAAGTTTATCTATTTGAAAATGAACACGATCGGTCGAACATTTGGAATCAGCCGCTATTTGTTTATGGGTAAAAGATGCTGCGATGGTGGTCATTTAAGATCAGCCATCAATAGGCCGATGTTAGCGAAGGCGTACCCGGAAAAGATAATGGCCATGCTTGGTTTTCCCTCAAAAAATGAACTTAAAGCGATCCCACCATAAATAATGGTGACTATCACTAACAGCGTGGTACTCATAATGTTTTGATAAAGCGTGTTGGGATTGTTTCGTCTGTTTTGATTTGGGCGTTTTTTCTGCGTTGAATCTCCCGATTCAAATACCAGATAGCCTTTTGCAGGTCTTGAATATCGTCAACACCTTCCTTAATCCCGGCTCGCCACAAATACTTAATAGCGTTACCAAGGCAAAAGTTAAGATGTTCTGTGATTTGGATACACTCAACACCGGAAGGGTGAGAGCAATAATGTAACGGATTGTTGACCTGTTCGCTCAAAATGCCTCCAAAAAAAGCCCCGAAGGGCTATGATTAAGCAGCAGTTGGGGTTCCGTTGGCTATGGCGGCGGCGGCGTTGGTGGTTACTATTGCGGTAGCGTGGGCTGACAGATAGCTTAACGTCGCTGTGGTGACATTAACTCCGGCGGCTTGCAGTGCAGCGCGTCCTGCGGCTAATGAAGCAGTAATAGCACCTGCTTCACCACCTGTAGCCAGACCACCTAAAGCAGCAGTTACCATAGTCTTGAATATAGTCCCTGCATTGCTTTCAGCAGCCGCTTCAAAAGCTGACCATGCACCGTTAACTACAGTTACCAGTTCAGCGCCTAATGAAGATGAGTTTGTAATCCATGATTCTACTGC